TCAAATGATTGTCCGGTAGTTGACATTTTTCTTAGATGAGATACAAGGCCTATCCATACGTTATGTTGTTTAGATATTCTTAACAGGTCATTCATTACTTTATCTATTGCTTCATTACCTGTTAATCCTTCTGCACCTTCAGATACTAGTATTGTAATGTGATCGATAAACAAGTACTTACAACCTGATAATGCCATATACTCTAGTTGAGATATGATACCATTTGACATAGAACCACAGTGATCTAACACCATTACACGATCTTTGAATGTATCAAAGCCTACTCTGAGATCATCAAGTTCTATTTTCTCAGCAGCAGGATTACGCTTAATTACCATGCCAGCTAGCTTACGAGTTGTTTCAGCAGGACTTTCTTCAAGGGCAATGATGCCTATCTTTTCTTTTGTCTTATCTATGATATCAAGTACAATCTCTCGAAGCATAGTAGACTTACCTGCACCTGTACCTGAAACCCATAAAGCAATTTCACCTAGTCGCATACCTTTTATTTTATCGTTAAGACCAGTAAAGCAGTTAGGATAAGGCAAGGACTCGACATCATTATACTCTACTAACTTTTTCCACAGGTCTTCACCTGTACATATGCCTTGAGGACTATATTGTTGAGCATCCCATATACCTCTTAGCACTCCCATGTGACCTAGTGTAGTAAGAGCTTCTGAGGCATCTTTTACTTGTGTTCTTGCAACTTTAACTTTGTCAAAGCCAATTGCATTAGCAAGTTTATCGAGTGCAATATCGCCTGCTTCATCTGTGTCAATAAATAAAATTACTTCATCAAAAGAACGTAAGTAGTCTCTATTTTCTACTACAGCTTTTAAGTTAGAAGCAGAAGGAATTGATACAACAGGATATACTGTGCCATTACCATACTTTGTATATGCCTCTGCAATTGCAAGAGTATCTTCTTCGCCTTCAGTGATGACAATTCTTTTGCCGCCTGCAGAAAATATATTTTGACCGAATAAAGTTAAAGGTAGTTTACCTTCTACTCTAAAGTCTTTAGGAAACAAACGTTTCTTGTGACCTACGATTTTATTATTTTCAAAGTAAGGGTAGTATACTGCACTTGTATTACCTGAAGAAGAGACTTCTCGTCTTACGCCAAACATTTCACATACAGCATGAGATATTTTTCTTTCAGAAGATGTACTGAAAGGCAGTGAATTAAATTCTATCACATTGCTTTCCTCTTTATCTTTATTTTTAAAGGCTGTCTTGTTACTTTGACAGTCAGGTGTGAAACACCACGTAGAACCATCATCATATTCACAACGATTATCTGTAGAGCCACAAGAATTACATTCAGTTTTTCTAACTATTTTACCCATAGTGCTATACTCCTAGCTTTTGGTACATTAAATATTGTTCGAAGGCGTTTTGTATAGTTTCTTCAGAAGTCAGATCTGCATTTTTCGCTATCATGTGTGTCATGAGTGCGTATATCGCTTCCTTTGGACTGTGAGATGACGCTGACATCTGTATCCACTTGTTGTTGAAGCTTGCTTGATACATTTGAGGATGGTTCCAGTCTTTTTCTACTGTTATTCCGTATTTTTGACACAGCTCTTTCTCCTGTTCTTGTATCATATCTGTCATCTTTATTCCTTTTAAGATAGACTAGGTCCATGTTTAATTGTAGGTTATCCTCCCAGCCCCTTCCAAACTCTTTTAACCAAAAAGATTTTACTGTAGAAAGGTGTTTTGCCATGGGAACATTGTTTAAAACTCTAGCAGCTTTAACTTTACCAATACCTTTAAGGCCTGTGATATTATCTACAGAGTCGCCCATCATTACTTGAGTGTGTAGGAATAACGAAGCGTCTTCTTCTGTTATGTTATAATATTCTTTCTTACGAGTATTAAAATGTAATCCAGGCACTTGAAGCATATCTTTATCTATACTTACAATGATTCCAGGCTCTTCTGTACTCCAGATGGCAAGTAAATCATCTGCTTCCATACCTTCTGCGGCTATTGCACCCCAGCTTTTTTCTAAGTATTTGTAACCATAGTCAAAGAATTTTTTTTCTTGCTCAGTTAATTCTTTTTTACGGTTATTTTTGTATTCAGAATAAATTTTCTTACGAAAATTATTTTTTCCTTTGATAGCAATTTTACCTACATCTCCTTCAAGATCTGACATAATGCTTGCTATAGTTTGATCTAGTTTTTTCTTAATATCTTTAGTACTTTTAGCACTCCAAATAGACTGGTATACTAATATGTCTCCATCAATATATACATTCATGGTTGTTGTCCTTTTATATAAGATTTTAATTCTTCGTAACCTCCGATATGATTACCATCAATTACTATTTGAGGCACTGTAGTACCTAGAGATTCTTTTACTCCTTCTTTTACCTTAGAATTTTTAGACAAGTCGATTTCATATATAACACAATTTTGTCTGGAATGCAATAAGTTTTTTGCCATTTCACAAAATTCACAGTTGGGTAAAGTATACATGGTTACAACTTGTACTGGGGGATTAGTAGACATGCCCATTAATTATCTCCTTTGTGTCCTTATGTGGAGCTAATATTTTACGATAAAACTCTAATTTAGCACTAGATAAAGCACCCATTACTTCAATCATTGTGTTTGAGGTGTTACCTTTATCTGTTAAATAGTCTGCTATAGTACTAGCAATGACATATTCAAGTTCTTCTGCGTTTTGAGGGTCACGTTCATATAGCTCTTCTTTCACTTCTTTGCTTACGTATGTCATTAGTGTACCTCCAAATAATTTGTACCAAAGTTACAATCACCAGCTTCCATTATATCTACGCCTAGCTCTTTAGGAGCAGCTTTAAACCACTTACGAATGATAGCTTCTGCTATAAATGTGTCATCAGGAGAGATTTCCCATGTACATTCATCGTGATAGAATAATAGTTGTTTGGCGTCAATGCCTTCTGCTTCAAAGGCTTCGTTGATACGCACTATAGTACGTTTCATTAGTATAGCCTCAGTGCCTTGTATTAAGTAGTTGAAGGCTTTGTAGGCTTCTTCAGTATAAATACGTCTACCGTCAAGGCCTTTAAGATAGCCTCTTTGTTGAGCTATGTTTTTAACTTTTTCAGTAAGACTTGCAAGAGCTGGCCATCGCTTTAGGAAAGCATCTTTAGCTTTGTTACCTGCTTGAGCTGATCGATTTAGTATAGTACCTAGTTTAACACCACCAGCACCAAACAGAAAGGCAAAGAAGAAAGGTTTAGCGTTATTACGGCTACAACCAATAGCATCTGCGTTTTTCTGATGTATATCACCTTTTAATATTTCATCAGACATTTCTTGATCTTTGCCAAAGTGAGCTACAACTCTCGCTTGATAGCCAGCACCGTCAGCAGAGATTAATACTTTGTTATCAGGACATATAAACATAGAGCGTATTTCACTACCGTAGACAGCTTTTGGTGAAGGTATATTAGCAATTATTTTATGTGTTTGACGGCCAGTAGCGGCACCAATATCAATAACATCACCATATAAACGTCCATTTCGCACATGCTCTTTCCAGCCGTTAAGAATACTGTGTCGAGCACGTAGGGTAAAGTACATATCGATGTCATCGCCAATTTCTCCTAGTTTAGTGAGGCTATCAGAGGTAAGTTTAGGGCTTATCTTTACAAAGTTACCGTTAATCTTTTTCCAGTTCCATTGGGTTGGTTCCCAGCCAAGTGTATACAAGAATTCTTTCAAGTGATCTTGGTTACCTAGTCTTGCTTCAACAATTTCTTTACGTTGAAATTCTTCGTTAGGTTTTATTGGAGGACTATGGCTAAGAGAATCAGTAACATCAACATATTTTCCAAGATAGTCTCCTATGAGTCTTGCAGAAACAGAGGTGTATTCTCCGTTCTTTTTATACTTAGCGGTTTTAGGCTCTTTATCGATTGTTATTTCAAGGGTACCTAACTTGGGTTCAACTCTGTTTTCAATATCATCCATTTCATTTTTGATTTTGTTTACAGTAGAGTCAAGCAGTTCTTCGTTTATTTGCCAACCATGTTTTACTTGTTCACTAGACCAGTAGGCCATTTGATGTTCTATATTTATAGCATCATCATAGTTAGGGTTGGTATTGAGTATAGCTTGGTATTCTTGCATTAGCATATTGTATACAGCAGTATTAGCTTCTACATCTGCAACACAGTATTCTACCATTTCTTTAGAGTAATCATCAAAGCCACCACTGTAGTCCAGCTTTTGTTCTTGACCTGCTTGGACTGCGAGAGCTTTTAAGCTATGTCTACGATTAGTTCTTTTGCGATGAAAGTCATTTAGTCGTGAGTAGATTACTGTATCTATAATTTTATTACGATCTACGGCATAACCTGTTACATTTTCTAAAACTACACGATCATAGCGCATACCATTATGAGCTACAATTCCTGTGGCTTTGTCAAATAATTTAAATGATTCAGACAAGTTAGGGTATTGATCGTCATAGTCACTGAAGATATGTATTTCTCCTGTGTCTACATTACGCATAACTGAAACCCATATTTTATCTGCTACATCTTGGAAGCCATTCGCTTCGATGTCCCACACATATATTGTCATAGTGTTTCCTTTTTATTACGATTCATTTTTTGTTGATGTCTATCTGCACGTATACTTTCTAGTACAGCATTTACATAGGCTAGTATAAATAAAGAAGTCATTATTACTGCAAACGTCATTACGACACTCCTAGCTGAGTTAAGTAGAGCAGTTTAGCCACTTGCTTAGGTGGGGGAGGAAAGTTAGTATAACACTTAGTCAAGTGCTCTACGTTTATTGTTTTTAATATAAGAGACCATTTGTTGCGTTACTTCATAACAACTTGCAATGTAGGTTTGAGGTAATTTACGTTCTCTAGAAAGTTTACGAATTACTTTTACGTCTTTGCTTGTTAACTTCATTGTCTTCTCTCTCTTTTTGTAAGTGGATAATCCAGTGATCAGCTTGATCATGCGGATCGTCCAGTTTCTTTGGGGATATATTTGATTGCTGCGATATGTCCGTTGTAGAATTTGGCTTTATCATTTGAATCCCTCATAGTCAACACATCGAGTTTATGTTGAATATTGGCTTCACCGTAAGACAAACCGCCTCTTGTAGAATACACTTTAATTATTGTAAAGGAAAATTTATATATTCCATAAGATACAATATCATCGTTTAGTTCAGAACAAGAACCAGTATATGTCTTCCAGTCAGTTTCAGTACCATGTTTATAGTTTGGTACTTTTCTACCTTTACGTATGTATTTCTTTTTGCCGCCATGAACAAAGATTTTCTTGCCGACATAGTATTTATCGTCTACAGTGTTATGTATTATGTAGACAAAACCATGTAGGCCTTTGATGATTAGAGGTTCTTGGGTTCTCCAATGACCTTGGCCCTCATGTTGTTGGTAAGTTTTTATAGACTTGTTAAGTGTATCAAGATCCATCATTATAGTAGCCAACGACTGCTTCGAGAGCTTCTTGTAAGTCATAGTGTACTTCGGTAGCGTAAGTATAAATGAAGGGGTGTTTGAATTGATTTGGATCTACTACTACAATTACAATTTTATCCCATTCTTTAGCCTTAGCTACTTCCATTACTGTACCCCACTTTCTACCTGGACTACTGTCACGTAAGTCAGCGAGGATTACTCTTGATTGCTTGATATCGAGCATATCTTGTGCTTCAATACGTTTTAATTTATTGTAGGTAGATATATGCTCGTTTTCTTCAAGTGTTAAATGAATTGCTGATCTACGTGTTGGGTGCAAGCAGCTAATAGAAAAGTCTGATAAGTATTCTTGGACGTATTTTCTCCAATCAGACATATCTTTATGGTTGACGTGTTCCATTGCGCCAGCAGTGTATACATAATCATTTTTCATATTACTTACCTTTTCTTTTACCAGTGTTGAAACGGTTAGCCCAAAGAACTTGAGCTAACTGAGTTATGTAATATTCGGTATTATACGAAGGAAGGATCCATGCAGGACCATTCCTTGTATTTATTCTAATTAGTTTGAGTTTAGACCACTCTTTATTTTGTGGCTCCATTAGAAGTCTTCACCAGCACCTGCATATTCAACGTAGTCGGTTATTTGCAAAGCGACTAGCATGGCAGAGACACCTGATTTACCACCTACATTCCAATCATAGGAGTATAGTTTGATATGGCCTTTAGTACCGTTGCCCATTGATTTTATTTTAGAAGGAGCAAGTTCTTCTCTTTCAGAGTCGAGAATTTTAGGTGGGCTATTTTCTTCACCTTTGCGGTTAATTAGTTTACGCTTAACGTTAGTATACCATGTGTTATTTTCACCTGTTTTCATGTTAATACCAGCTGCTTCGAAGGCTTTCTTTTGTTCTTCGGAGTGAGCTATAACTTGTACGTCCCACTGCACTGTACCGAAAGGGCTGTGCGTTGTATGTAGGTATGGGTAGTTAAAAGTTACATCGCGTATTACTACTGTTTGATTAGCCATTATATTTATCCTTTTGCTAATGGAGTGTGATTTCTTCAGGGAATAGCTCAACAATGAGTTGATGAACTACATCTGAAATTGTTGTGTCATCAATAATATGATTGACATTTACTTCAAACAACTCTGTTGATATTATAGTTGTTTGATCTTCTAAGACTTCCCATAGTACAGGGAAATCTTTATAGGCATGAAGTGAAATTATTTTAAGTTCCATCTTCTTGCTCTATTACGTGGACAAGGTAGTTAGCATACCATTGTATCTTTTTGGCATCCTGTAACTTGTCATCTTTCTTACCTAGTCTGATACTGTATTTAAGTATTTGACCAACTAAGTGTGATTCGACACCTTTATGGTGTGATAGAATATAGGTCATAAGATCCATATACTCAAGACCATCAGGGTAGTTGCCTGAAGGAATTACCTGATAGTGAGCAGGGTTTATAATCTCGTCTCGTTCTACTTCTGTCATGGATTTAAAGTTACCATGAAAGTTAACATCTTCGTCTACTTTCTTGTCTTTAGTAACGTTAGATATAAGAGTATCAGTTGTTTTAGCATCATACACTTTTAATACCTCCAGTAGATATTCAGTTTCAAAGCTTGTTTTTGCTTGTGATAATTTTTTGAGTATGTCAGCACGAGTCATTTTGTTTCCTTTGGTTTAGGGAAAATAACGCTCCCTTTTAATAATGGACTATACTTTAGATATTTAAAGTACGTAACATTTCTAGTTTTTGTCTACGTTTCATTACACTTTCTGCTTTCTTTACATCAGAACCAAGTGCCCAGTGTACTCTTTCTTGGTTTTTAGATCTACAAAAGAATAGATCATGTACTTTAAACATAGGGCCTATGCTTTCCCATCTACCTTGATTCCAGTAGTTATTGGCTATATGCATTTGGTCTCGTGTGCCACGTATTTGTAAGCACTTTGTTTTAAATATTTCTCTATCATCGTTTTCTTCTAGTGGAGTCATAGTTAGAGTAAAGGTTCTTGCACCTTGCCATTCAAGTACTGCGAGGTTTTTGTGTTGTATATCTTTAACCCAAGTAGCATCAATAGAGATTTCTGGATTGATGACTAGTGGCTCAGGTTTAACTACTTGTTTAATAAAGCCTGTTCTACCTTCTCTGGTGTTTGCATTAACATATTTTAGTCTATAGGTATTTACAAGACCGAGTTTGTGGTTGATGTTATAGTTGGCTTCAATTACAGCATCTTTTACCTTATCGTTGTTTTTCTTTTCTTGGGAGTAGTTTTGTTTATGATCAATATATACTTCTTTCTTAGCTATTTCGATCATTGTAGTAGAGAACAGGTTATTGGCAGCATACTCTACATCTTTTACATCAGGAGTGTGTTGGTATTCTGCATTAAATGCGTTGCTCATACCACTATTGTATGATTGATGTCGATAAGTTCTGTAGCCAAAGGAACTTCCACTGCTGTTTATGAGGTTTTCAACTTCTTTAGCTGTAGAGCCTTGGTTTATATTGTTTTCAAAGGTATCTTCTGCTTTTGTTTGATACAGTTGATACTTGTTTTGTATATTTAGAAGACCGAAACTTTCTCTCATAGAGAATATTATTTCACATAGTTTACCATGCAAGTGTGCTTGATACTCTACAGAGTCTTTCTTTGCATACTGGTTTGCGAGTTTACTAAAATCTTTAAACATCTTATCTTCCTTTCTAGAAGTTTACGGGGATTAGTGTGCCGTAGGGGTTATTGGTTGCACCTGTAGACAACCATATGACAGGCTTTTGAGGTTCTTCTGGCCATTCAAATTCACAGTCAGAGAAACATAGTATAGTGTCAACTTCAGGCAAGCACTCTCTTACATAGTTAAAGCCTGGAGTCATATCAGTTCCACCGCCACCTTTGAGAACAAGTTCTGTTATATTGTCATGAGGTGTGAAGCTATAGCATTGAGCTACAGCAGTGTCAACACAAATAATGTGTATTGCTTCGGGTTTTATACTTTCATTAATAGATTGTAGTTCAGATAGGAATACTTCTCGTTCAGCTTTAGTGACAGAAGCAGAAGTATCTATAATAAATGCGAGTGGACCACAAGAAGTATCTATCATAGAAGGCATATAGACATCTAGTTCTGATAGCATTTTACGGTTAGGCTTACTCCAACTAGGTTCACTAGTACCTCTTTTGATTATATCACTGCGGAGCCAAGCAACCCAGTTTATTTGTGGTGTGCGTATGTTCTCAACAAGTTCTTCTATTGAGCCATGTAGTGTTTGACCTGCTTTCTTTGCTTCTGCTGCACCTTGAGCTATCATTTCGTTTATTTCATCAATAGCTTGTTGGCGCTCATCACCGAAAAGAGGCTGTCCTTGGTCGTTGGTAAGCTCTGTAACAAAACCCCATTTAGGGTCTTCGTAGTACTTGTCTCCCATGTCATCATAGATTTTCTCTGCGCTCCAGTCTTTGTAGTCTGCATCATAACAAATACCATCAGGCAACACGAAGCCTTGTTCTTTTAACGTAGAGTTTATTGCAAAGTCAGTGGCGATATTCCACTTTTTATGTGATCTGTCTTGCGCACGGAGGTGGTGTAGTAGTATTACGTGCATGATTTCATGAGCAATCGTACCCATGACCTGCTCTTCAGACCAGCTATCTACAGCCTTTCTTCCCCAGAAGATATTTCTACCATCTGTGGACATGGTATCAGTTTGATCACATTCTTTGATGTTTAGTTTTAAACCACAAGAGCCGTAAAAGGCAAAGTGGGTTACAAGTTTTATTAATGCTCTGCTAATTTTTAGTTGTGCTTCCATAGGACTACACTTTCATTCTGAGTTTCATTAGTTCATAGAGTTCTGCCTCAGTAGGTTTGAGGTCGAGTTCTTCTATGCGTGAGGTAATTAGGGCAGTAGCCCATTCTAGTTCATCTTCTGGTGGATCTCCTTTAATAGTTGAGTAACAATCTGTTTCATTGAGTAACTGGTCAAGGGCTTTTGCTATTAGTTCTGAGGGTCTCATTTACTTTTTCTTCCTCTTCTTCTCTAGCAGTTTTTATTCCAGCCAGTTTTTCTCTGACAGTTTCTGCTGCGTAGACAAGG